AATAGGTTCGATGAAGACACCAAAGAGGCATTCATTGATTTGTATGCCAAAGTAGATCCAACTGTTGAACTAGAACAACAGATGGAAGAAGAAACTGAACAGGAGATACACGAAGATGGCGAAGACTAATACGCCAGAGTATAAGTTCAACGAAGGAGCTCTCATTAGGGAGCTCCAATCGTATATCGACGACACATACTCAGGGCATTATAGCAAAAACAATTTCCAATCCACGGAATTTATTAGTGATTGTGGACATGGTATTGGTTTCACAATAGGAAACATTCTTAAATACGCACAACGATACGGCAAAAAAGGCTCCGTAGAGGACCATAGAAAGGACCTAATGAAGGTTTTACATTATGGCATAATAGCTCTATCGGAACACGACAAAGGCGCTGTTAAGCATTATTTAGACGAGTAATAAATACTGGTATGAGAGGAATCATACTAGGATGTCTACAACAAAACCCAGGCTGGCAAGGACCGAGAGGCTCCACAAACCCAGACTGGGTTAACCTTAAAAGATCAGGCGGTGCACATAAAATTGCTAGCTATATGAGGAAAGTAGGTTGGGACATTGAAGTCCTGGACTATTGGTTAGCATTTACCGACGAAGAGTTCCAAGAGTTTATAAAATCCAGAGTTAAAAACGATACAAAATTCATAGGTGTAAGCGTAACCTTTGGATATAAAGGAACACTTCTAAAAAGAGCACAAGATAATCTTACATGGTTAAAAACTAATTATCCAAATGTCATGATCGTTGCAGGTTCCAAAGTATTAGTTGATACAATGAACTTACCTTGTGATTATTACATAACAGGTTATGGAGAGTTTGGATTAATAAAACTTTTAAAAGGTGAAGCAACAATAATAGAGTATCAAGGCAAACAGGTTGTTATGTCAGATAGATACCACCCATGTTTCCCTGAGAAAGATTTGGTTGTTAGTTATGAGGATAGAGACTTTATACAACCAGGTGATAATCTAACATTAGAACTCTCCCGTGGTTGTAAATTTGCCTGTAAGTTCTGTTCATACAATGCAATAGGTATGAAAGGAGACTTAACTAGGGATATGGATACTCTACATGATGAGATGTTATATAATTATGAACACTATGGCACAACGAGTTATCATGTAGCAGATGAAACGACAAACGATAATCAAGAGAAAATTAAATACGCTGGTAGTGAAATACAACGACTACCATTCCGTCCTAATCTTACAGGATTTATTAGAGCAGATTTATTAGCATCAAGACCTGAGGATAAAATATACTTAGCCGAGATGGGATTCTGGGCTCAATACTATGGCATAGAATCTTTTAATCAGAAAGCAGGAAGAACTGTAGGCAAAGGTATTAATCCAGACAAATTAAAATCAGGACTATTAGAGGCAAAAGATTATTTTATTGAGCATTGTGGTAGGTATAGAGCCTCAGCAAGTTTGATATTAGGACTGCCATATGAAACTCAAGAGAGTTTATATGATGGATTGAAATGGTACAGACAGAATATGCCTAACGAAAATATGATACTTCAACCATTGTTTATTAATAAACATCAATCAGATATTATAGGATCGTCCTCAGAGTTTGGTAGAACATGGCAAGAGTCAGGACATTTCCATAGTGAGATAACAGATACTGTAATGACAGATGAGGACTTGGCAGAGTTTGAACACCCTGTATTGAAAGAGTATTTAAGAAGAACACATGACAGTCATTACAATTTACATTGGAGTCACGATACTTACAGTTGGAAAACTGCTATATTAGAGTTAGGTAGAGTAATGACTAATGGTTTATATGATCATAATGAAAATAGATTAATGACTTGGGACTTATTTAACTATGTTACACCAGGAACATATGATTGGGATAGTGTTTTGGACCTTACAGTTATGAATTATGACTTAGAAAGATTAGAAAAAGACACAAATTTATTCCTCCAAAAGTATAAAAACTCAAAATTATCCTTATAAATAATGTATAGTATAAATAATAAGACAAATTGGAGACAAAAGAATGGCTTATACAGTTACATGGACACTAACAAGACCTGATGAAGGCACAGCACTTCCTACAATAGCATCTATTTCAGCAGCTAATAAATCGGAAAGTGATACAGCTTTATCAGATGCAGGTGCAACTAAAGGTTACGAAGTAGATGGACTAGTTACCAAGGTTGTATATGTATTTCCTGACAAAGCAACACATGATGCTTTAGACTTCTCTGGTGTTACAGATGAGAATACTGTAAGGTCTACTTACAAACAAGCGTTAATAGACGCTGGTATAACCTGCAAAATTGAAGACTCCGAAGGTGCTACAATAGCAGACTTTTAATTAACTAGGACTACATTATGGAAAATATTATGGATCGTGTGCTCTACGAAAAGGTAGGGCGAGTTGGAATCATAAGTTTAAATATGGTTGGCGACAACAACAGGTGTGATATTCATTCATACCCAGCAATCAACGAAGCATTACTTAGAGTCAGAGACGATGATGACGTCTGGGCAGTAGTGCTACAATCAGCACCAGGCAAAACAGACTTTTGTGTAGGTGCAGACTTATCCAATACAGAAAACTTTATGGAAGCTACTAAGAAAGGCTTAGGTACATATCTTGAAAATGATATGACAACACCTAAACCTATTATTTGTGCAGTACATGGTTGGACTATTGGAGAAGGATTTAGTTTTATGTTAGGGTGTGATATTGTAATAGCAGATCCTAATACTAAGTTTTGGATGAACGAATCTCAGAGAGGATTAAATCCTGTAACAATGCAGGTAAAACTAACACAGAAAATTGGTTACAATAGAGCAATGGGCTTTATGATTCCTGGAGATCCTGAGACAGTTGCATGGGGAGAGAAGGTAGGACTTGTTAATAAGATTATAACTCCAGGAGAAGATGTTAGACAAGTAGCATTTGAATATGCTAAAAGAATAACAGAAATATGTGCACCAATAGCAGTACACGGAACAAAAGCAGGTGCATGGGAAACTGTAAACGGACATTTAGATGAAGCAATAACTAAAGCACTATGGGCTAAAGATTTATGTATTGACTCTAAAGATTTACTAGAGGCTCTAACAGCCTGGCAAGAAGGCCGTCCAGCAGTATTCAAAAATGAATAATGATTCAGTTAAAAAACTCCACTTAAACGACAAAGGTTTTATAGCCTTTGATGTTACTCCAGGAAAGAAATATAAATGGATGATGCACGAATCACAAGAGTGGTTTGATAAAGCAAAAAAGATTCAAGGTCCTGATTGGCATTGGAATAATGCTAAACCTGTTGAATATGTTTTTGACTCTTTTGGATTTAGAAATGATAAAGAGTTAGAAGAAATTAGTCAGTCCGAATGGTGGTTATTAGATGCAGGGTGTCCCACATTAGGACCAGGTGTTAATAGGCATGATACTTGTTCAGCTGTTTTATCTGATATAGGAAACTTTGGTATATATGATACAAGTTTATTTGGAAACAGGCCAGAATATACTGCACATAATTTATTAGAACTGTCTAAAAGATGGCACAGGCCACCTAGTAGAATTATGTTAGCAATAGCAGAAAATCCTACAGGAACATTTAAGATTACAGATCATAATACAATACACAATATAGACTATGCAGGTTCTTTAATCTATCCTAATGAACCTGATTATGCCTTCTTTAGAGATTATGAATCAACAGCAATTCCTACATCTCAGCATACAATTCTTTATCGTACAATCGTAAAGTTATGTGAGAAGTTAGGTATTGAATTAACATTTATGAATCTAGGAGCAAACTCAATAGAAGAAACTACAGAAATATCTTCAGCACATCAGTTCAAGCATGATGTTGATATATTTTCTATGGAAGTAGTTGGAGGAACAGTAGGAGCATATCATAAAGACGATACATTTGAACAACGACAACAAATATGCAAAGAAAGAATCCTTATGCCTATGTTAACATGTCAACCACCTAAAGGCTGGACAATAGAAGATGTAGGTAGAGATCTAATTCACCCTTCATCTAAAACACATCAAAAATTTGCAGAGGAAATAGCAAACCACTTTAACCTTTCTTACTATTAAAATTGCACCTGTGTGTATAAATAATAGTGTATAAAGGACAAAAAGATTACACCATTTGGTCCTACAATACATTGACTCTTACTATATAAGATCGTATAATACGATATAGTAAATATAAAATTGGAGATATATTATGAAACTAAGCAAAGGCACTCTTGATACTCTCAAGAACTTCGCAACAATTAACACGAATATTCTAATTCGTGAGGGTAGTACACTTTCCACAATTAGCACAGGTAAAAATATTTTTGCCAGAGCTACGGTGACAGAGTCCTTTCCTAGAGAGTTTGCAATTTATGATTTAAATGGTTTGCTCCCTCTCTTAACTTTGATGGAAGATACTGATGTTGACTTTGGAGATGAGAGTCTTAAAGTAACAAAAGGTTCTTCTGTATTTGAATACTTTTATGCAGATCCTAACATTATTGTTAGCGCTCCTGACAAGAGTATTGAAGTGGATAACTTCTTTCAGTTTGATCTAACTAAAGACGACATTGACATGATTATGAAAGCAGCAGCTATTACAGCAGCTCCCATGTTAAGCGTTGTAGGTGACGGTAATGAAGTAGTTATGCAAGTAGGCGATCCTAGTACACCTAAGTCTAACTCTTTTAGACAAGTTATAGGTACAACAGACAAAAAGTTTGATGCAAAACTAGCAGTGGAAAATTTTAAAGTTATCCCTGGTAGTTATTCAGTTATTCTTTCTGAGAAAAAGTTTATGTTCTTAGAGAGTAGCAAAGGCGATACTAAATATTGGCTAGCATTGGAGCGTTCTTCAGTAATAGGAGATAACAATGGGTGACGATAAATTAGAAGTAACTATCCGTGAAGCACAGAATGGCTGGGTAGTTGAATTTAACAAGGAAGGCGAAACAGTAGAATATATTTTTACTAGGCCTAATCCTGCAATTAACATAGTTCGAAAAGTAATGAAGGGAGAAGTAAATCCTTTCGAGGAGGAAGAATGAGCGAGTTAGCAACACAAATACCACCTTTTAAAATTACCAAACAGGTAACAACAACAGAAGGTGTTTCAAAATTTGTTGAAATGAATGATGTAGATCTTTTTGATGGTAAAAGAATTGTAATCTTCGGATTGCCTGGTGCTTTTACACCTACATGTTCTGGACAACAATTACCTGGTTATGAAGAGTTATATAATGACTTTAGGCAAGCAGGTATAGATGATATTTATTGCATTACAGTTAATGATACTTTTGTCTGCAACGAGTGGGCACAGAATCAAGGACTTGTAAATGTTAAAATTATTCCTGACGGTTCAGCACAACTAACAATTAAGTTAGGTATGGATGTTAGAAAAGACAACATAGGATTTGGAGTAAGGTCCTGGAGATACGCAGCAATAGTTGACGATAGAGAAATCGTACAGACTTTTGTTGAAGATGGTTTTGGTGATGACATAGAGGGAGATCCTTATGAAGCATCCAAACCAGACTTTGTTTTGGATAATTTTAAAGCATTTGGTTGGGGCGACGAAGGTAAGCATATAGATCTCGAGTTTTCAGATTCGACTGATATTAAGGAGAATTTTTCGTAGACCTTTTTACCCTCGAAAAAAGTGGCCGATATTTTGGAGCAAAAAAAGTTCGCCACAAATTATAGGAGTTATTATGGAACCAGGACAGTTTTTATGGGTTGAGAAATATCGTCCACAAAAAGTGGAAGATTGTGTTCTCCCTGAAGAAGTTAAAAAACAGTTTCAAACATTTATTGATAAGGGTGAAGTCCCTAATCTATTATTAAGTGGAACAGCAGGCACGGGTAAAACGACTGTGGCTAAAGCATTATGTAATGAGCTAGGTTGTGATTATATTGTAATTAATGGTAGTGATGAAGGTAGGCAAATAGATACCCTTAGAACTAAAATTAAGTCCTTTGCTAGTGCTGTTTCATTTGAGGGTAAGACTAAGGTTGTTATTCTCGATGAGGCAGACTATATGAACAGAGATAGTGTTCAACCAGCCCTTAGAGGGTTCATAGAGCAATTCTCTGAGAACTGTAGATTTATATTTACATGTAACTATGCCAATAGGCTTATAGACCCTCTACATAGCAGGACTACTGTTATAGACTTTAAATTAGCACCCTCAGATCGCCCTAAGCTCGCTGGTAAGTTCCTTGGAAGGATGCAGTATATATTAACAAGTGAAGGGATAGTTTACAACGAAAAGGTGCTTGCTGAGCTTCTAATGAAGCATTTTCCAGACTACAGAAGGGTTATAAATGAGCTACAGCGGTACTCAGCGGGTGGAGAGATAGATGAAGGCATACTATCCAACTTCCAAGAAGTTAATGCTAAGCAGCTCTTAGAGAGTCTAAGAGAGAAGGACTGGAAGAAGATGAGACAATGGGTAGCTAACAATGTGGACACAGACCCACAGGGTATATTTAGACAGATATACGATATACTACTCGCTGAGGTTAAATCTATACCTCAGGTTGTATTGTTAATTGCAGATTATCAGTATAAAGCAGCTTTTGTAGCAGATCAGGAGATTAACCTGACAGCTTGTTTAACTGAAATAATGGCCAATGTGGAGTTTAAGTAATGAAAGACTACAACAAGGCAAAAACGGCAGATGCACGAATTGATATTAGAGTGCCATCTGAGATTAAACAAGAAATTACCCAGGAGGCTAAGGACAGGGGCATAACAGTAACCGAACTATTATTAGAAAGTTATAGGATGTTGAAAGATGTCGATATTAGGTAGGTTTTGGAAATTATGGTGCATGTCCCTGGGAGAGAAAGCAAGCGATGATTCTAAAGAAGCTGATATCGTCGCTATTTTTAGAACAGTGGTTGTTCTTGTTAACTTTTTTACCTGCTTCTTTATTATAGCAGGTGTTATAAGGCATTTTTGATGGATAATAATGATACAGACATAAAAATATTGACAGTTTATTTTATAATAATAATGTTAATAATCAGTTACAGTTTTGGTTAATATGAGTGATAGTATATTAGAAGGATTTGGAGATCCAGTCGTCGAAATAGACGAAAGTGAGTTTGAGCATAAACTTAAAAAGATATCTCCCTTTGATTTTGCTAATAGTATTAACTTTACAAAAGAAGATCTAATAGTTGATGAAAGAACAGAAAAAGAATACAATCCTTTTATAGTAAATCGTGCAATGGGGTTTGGCAAAGACACAATTATTGCAGGAAATGAAATGAATGCCAGACCTCACTTGGATAATAAATTACAATATGATTTTTTAAGAAGTGTTATACGGAAAGCGAAGCGTTATAACAAATGGTTAAAGGCTGAAGAAGAAAATATTGAAGCAATACAAGAATTTTTTGGATACAGTTTTATTAAAGCAAAAGAGACATTATCTTTATTAACGGAGACGGAAATAGACCTCATTAAGTTACATCTTAACACCTCTAAAGGCGGAAAGGTATAAATATCAATATAACCTAGTATATTATACAACAACAAGGCGTATTGAAATGAGTGATCAAGAGAATTACTTTAATATTGACTACCCAGGCTACAGCCCATTAGAAGTCACTTTAAAGGACCCAGAAGACTTTTTAAAAGTAAGAGAAACCCTATCTCGAATAGGCGTTGCTTCTAAAAAGGAACAGGTTCTTTATCAGTCCTGCCACATATTACATAAGAAAGGCAGATACTTCATAACACACTTCAAAGAACTTTTTGCATTAGACGGCAAAGAGGCAGATTTCCAAGATAACGATTTACAAAGACGAAACACTATCGCAAAACTTCTATCAGACTGGGGTTTGGTTGATATAGTAGGTGAGGTAGGAGAATGTTCCCCTTTAAGTCAGATCAAAATTATATCTTTTAAAGAGAAGGGTGAGTGGGAATTGATTCCGAAGTACAATATTGGAAAAAAAGTTAAATAACGATCTTTACTATCTAAACAAGATCAAAGAAGAACAGGATAAAGTAGGTCCTGGCTTTTGTGTATTAAAATGGTTCCACCAGGAAATGCACTTAGGATCAGGCCTTAATCACTCTTGCTATCATTGTCCTACACATAAAATTCCAGAAAATTCAGACTTACATAATACTCCTCATAAGAAGGAGATGAGAGCTATGATGTTACAAGGTGGAAGACCTGACGAGTGCTCTTATTGTTGGCAAGTAGAGGATCTAGATTTAATTTCAGATAGACAAACATTAGCAGTACAATTTTTTAAACATGATCCTAACATAATTGCCAAAGCAACAGAAGCAGGATTAAATGATGTTTATCCTAAATACTTGGAACTTAGTTTTACAAATAAATGTCAAATGAAATGCAGTTATTGTGGACCTAGTTTTAGTAGCAGTTGGCAAAAAGAAATAGACGAATTTGGACCATATGATTTATCACAAGATGAATATTATAATGGTAGTGAATATAAAGAAACAAATTCTCCATATCTAAAAAGATTTTGGCAATGGTTTCCAGAAGCATATAAACATTTATTTGTTCTTAGAGTAACAGGTGGTGAGCCTTTATTAGATAAGAATACATATAAATTATTAGAGTATGTCAAAGATAATCCTAGAGAAGGAATGACATTTCATTGTAATACAAATCTTATGATTACAGAAAAACGAGTAAAGAAGTATATTGATCTAGTTAAAGATATACCTAATACAAAGTTATATGTCAGTATAGATTCATGGGGTGATCAAGCAGAGTATATTAGACATGGATTAGATATAGGACACTTTGAACAAAATCTACATAGAGTTTTAGGTAGTGGTATAGAAGTAGGTATTATGAATACATTTAACTTCTTATCAATACATAATTTAGATGAGTTCCTATTCAAAATGGCAGAACTTAAAAACACATATAAAGAATTAATAACAATAGATATACCTTATATGACATCTCCAGAACACCTTTCAGCACAAATTTCAAGTGATTCTCATATAAGTATGTTGGTAAATGGATTAAAAACTATGGAAAGTTATCCGTGGTTTACTACAGGAGAAATTGAAAAATTTAGAAAGACTGTAGGCTGGATACAAGCTAATCGATTTAAAGGAGAGAAATTAATCCGACATAGAAAAGATTTCTGGGCATTCGTAAAACAACATGATGAAAGACGAGGCACAGACTTTAAAGGTACATTTCCACATTTAGGACAAATAGGGTTTAAATAAAGATGCAAAGTATTATAAATAATAATGATACGCCGGAAGGGTATCTAATATTAACCTTGCTAACTAATAGGAGGAAACTAAAATGGTAAGATTAAACACGACTAACTGGAACGATTTTGTTTCAGCATTCCCACAAATAGAGAGTAGATTGATTGGATTTGACAGAGTCT